TGTGGTTGCTGTGGTAGCAACACTTCCTACCATAGAAGAGGGTGTAATCGCCGTTGTGCGGGGCCATCCTCATTCTACTAAGGTTTGTCATGAACCAGCATTTGCAGGATATTTCATCCACTACAAAGAGAAAGTGGATGGGGCACCCGAGGATCATCATTTTCACGGGTGGTATATTGTGCAGAATATGAAGTTTTATAAATCATCAAACAACACATGGTTCATTGGCGATAATGGAGCAAAAGATTATGTTGTTGTGTACCCAGACATAACGGGATTGACTTGTAAGGATCAATAACTAGCCGTTAGATTCGCATAAAATGTGCGAATTACAGCATAATCTAATAGACAACAACACAAGGCAGCTGACAATATATTAGGCACAAAATGAACAATTATTTACTACCGACAGACGAAAACTTTGTAGAAGATATAGCAAAAGCTATTGCTAGAAGTAGACTTCTAGCAGATGCTGATGTTGTTGTGGATGAGATGTTAGGTGATGGTTTTGATATCGAATCCGCATTGGAAGAGGTTATAACTCCTATCTTTGAACAGATGTGGCAGGATAATTCCAGAAATAGTCAGTACCAACGAAAGATGTATAGAGAAGATGCTCGTGTAGCAATCTCCGCCATAAACCTAAAGTTACTCACGATGGTAGAGTAGGGAGATAAATACATCAATGAGGCCCATTGATGACTAATTCCCTATTCTTTAAAATCAAAGATAGCGTTGACATAGATAAACATAAACTACTCGAACTTTTCTTTAAAGACTGGGTAGATGATTCGTGTGAAAATCAGGTCCATTATAATATCGAAAGAGATGTAAAGAAAGATTGGGAACCCGGAATGGTTCACCATCAAGAGACATTTCGCGTAGATTTCGAAAGGCGAGAAGATGCTGTGGCCATGTGCCTTAAAGGTGTCCCGCAGGAATTTCAAAAATATTTGGAAGTAGTTAAGCAGATTGCTTGACGGTTAGTATATAAGTCTTTATACTAGCTATAGAGATAGAAAGAATAAAATGAGTGATACCCTAATATTAAACGCTGATGGCATGCCCTTGTCGCATGTACCATTGTCTGTCATAACATGGCAGGTAGCGATGCGACTTATGTTCCTGGATAAGGTACGGGTATTAAAGACCTACGATGAATGGATAGTTAGATCGCAATTTTTGGAAATGAAGGTCCCATCTATCGTTATCATGACTGAACAAGTTAAGTGGAGTAAGACACTCAAGTACAGCAGAGCCAACGTGTACCTGCGCGATGACTTCACATGCCAACTTCAGACTACTGGTCGTTGTAAGGATGCTCATGGTAAGGTAAAGCTAACTGAATTGACTCTTGACCATGTGGTCCCAAAATCGCATGGTGGTAAGACCAATTGGTTAAATGTAACTACTTCCTGCAAGACCTGTAATAGTGATAAGGGTGCTGACCATACGGTTATTCCAAAAAAGAAGCCGCATAAGCCGACCTATTACGAAATCTTAGCTAAGAGAAAGACATTGCCAATTCACATCCGTGATGAAGAATGGAAATTCTACTTAGATTGGCCAGAACACCTGGTTAAAGTTTTGCCGCAACCAACCGGCCCTGCAAGTTAGATACTAGCTAACTGCTCCTAGAAAAGCACCTTCGGGTGCTTTTCTTTTGGGTAAATACTATATGAATTATATACAAATATATGAAAATCTAATAGATAGGGCACAACATCGTCTCCTGGAAGGCTATGTTGAACGTCATCATATAGTCCCTAAATGCCTACAAGGAACAGATGATTCTATAAACATAGTTTCTCTTACTCCTGAAGAGCATTATCTAGCCCATTTATTACTCATAAGAATTCACCCTCATGTAAAAGGATTATTATATGCCGTAAAGCTAATGTCTGGTCAGAGTAATAATAAGAAATATGGGTGGGTTAAACGACGTTTATCTAAAACTGGATTTACTCAGGAACATAAGGATAATCTATCCAGAGCGCAGAAAGAAAAAGCCGATTCCAGAACCTTAGAAGATATTAAAGCAAGATGGGCTAAAGGGGAGGCTAAACGTCAATTGAAGAAAGATTCTGCTATTATAACTGCACTTATCTACGCTATAACCTAAAAATCGTCCAATAAATTATCAATAAAGTGTACGAATCTTAATCTATATGGTAAATATCTGCGTATAGAATTGCTCTTACAACTAAACCATTTTAACGGAGAACAACAATGGCAAAAGCAAACAAGAAAGTGGCAGCACCAGCAGCAGCAGTAGAAGTACCTGTGGCAGAAACTGCACCAACAACAACATCAGTAGAACCAGTTCAGCTTACAATTGCTGATCTACAACTATTGGCTCGCGTGGTTGATTTGGCATCACGCCGCGGCGCATTCCAGGCTGGTGAATTATCACAAGTCGGTGACGTATTCAACAAGCTATCAGGCTTCCTAACATATGTAGAAAGCACACAGAAAACAGAAGAAGCTTCAGCAGAAGCGCCAGTAGAAGCACCAGCAGCATAATTAAAGGGGCTTCGGCCCCTTATAAGGAGGGCTTATGGCCATAGAAAACTTAAAGAAGCACGCCGGGCAGCTTTTAAATACCGGAGTCCGTGTAGCGGTAGTATTTAGAAAACTTCCTAACGATGAAAACAATTGTTTAATCGTTGAGACAGAACGCTTACCAGACAGCTATCACGACTACTTAATCCAATGCTTAAATAGCAAAGAAGCTGTAGAAACAAACGACTTCTACGAAGTATTAAATCGTAGAACTTTCCCAGATGGTTTGAATTGCTTAACAGCACTCCACCAACGCGGATTTTTGCGTAAGGAACCTGTAACTAACATTACAATGCTTCCTTTACCTGGTCAGGCAGTTCCTTTAGCACTTATTAATGCAACTATTGACAAGAAGGTTGATGAATATGTAGCTAGACAGAATGCTATGGCGTCACCTACTGTTGCTGAAACAGTAGCTCAAGCACAGAAGCAGAATCCGGTAGAAGTTGCTAAGGGTCTTATCATCCAGGCAGAACTATTAGAAAAAGATGCTGCTGCGAAGCGTGAAGAAGCATACGCACTCGATCCTGATTCAAAACCGGGTAAGGGTCGCCCTGCACTACCATCTGATGTTAAAGCTGTGAAGCTTGAAGAACAGAAGACCAAGCGTCGAGAACGTGATCAACGAAACGCCGCTGAAGCCAAGGTAGAAAAGAAAGAGGCAGTCATTGATGCTAAGGTAGCAGCAAAACTCAAACGAGATGCTGCTCGGGTAGCGGCTACCAAGTAAATCTTATCATAAAACAGCCGGTTTTCCCCCGGCTGTTTTCATATAAATAATAGGAGGTACTAGGGAGATGAGTAATATGGCAAAGAAAACAACGACGAGTTTTAATATTGACAGGGCTATTAGCAGGATTGCTAAACCATCTGTATTTGATCGTATAGTAAAAGAAATAGATGCTAAAGAGATTCCATCAAAGTATATAGAACAGATCCTTGTTCAATATTACGACGGTAATGTTGTTGAACTGAAGGGTGAAGAATTAACTCATCCTATCCCTGTAAACAAAAATGCTACATGGGAAGTTATGGAAGATTCATTTAAGAAAATGAGAGATGTAAAAATCTTCATTAACACAGACAAGCTAGAAAAAGATATAAATGAATTGGTTGAAGTATATTTAGGAAATCATTGTTAAGCACTGAACCTCTTTTCTAACCATTCGAAATCATTGATCAACCTGAGCTTCTCAGGTTGATCCTTATGTGCTTTACCGAACCCGGCGCCATCAATAGCACCCATTATAGCAAAATCCCCAAATTCTCTATCTTCTCCCTTTGTACACCAAACAGCCAATCGATGTTCTGTTTCTGTATTATCCTGATTTGGGATTATCTTAGAAGCAAGTTTCACACATTCTCTAAACCCACTGCGCCATGCAGAGAATGGATCTGTATTAAACTTAGTAATATTACTTACTTCCGGAATCACCTTAAGACTCTTTGATACAGTTGTCGTAAAGTCAATCGGAGAGCCTAGATATGTTTTTAATGCCTTTGTAGGAAATAATTTTACTCCACCATAACCATATTCCAAATCATTTACTGGATTATGTGAATGCCATACATGAACAAAAGTATCCTCGAGTGGATGAGGTTGAAAATCAAATTTGAATGTAGATAAGATTTGTGCATCAGCATCAACTACGTAGAACATCTCTGTTTCTGCTAAACGGGCCGCTAATTTATGCGCTCTTAGAATACCTTTTTCATTATGTAATCTTTTTGTTCGAGGGAATCTCTCTTTTAATTTTTCGTAATTTGCCTCGGCATACTCTTCATCGTAGCTTAAGAATACAATATCAAAGACTGGGTAAGTATAAATCTTTTCAGTATGAATTCTAAGTCTTATATTTCCATTTTCTAATTCTTTATCACAGAACTCAGTAGGATTTTCTAATACAGCATCTGTGTTATATAATCTAACCGTGCTATCATTATCCCAGATATGAACATAATCTTCGTTTTCTTCGGGTCTGTAGTAAAAGTCGAAACTGGGAAATAGGATTTCCTTGTCAGTCTTAATCACATAGAAATATTGCCCAATACAACTGGACGCCATTTGTGTTATTATCCTTGTCGTAAGTTCTAAATTATCGGAGTAAATTTTTTCGATTTCTCCAACCCTCTCACATATCTTATCTGCTATGTGTTCAGTTTGAAAGTCATAAAGTATAAAAATAGTCTGCTTCATAAGGATCCGTTAAGTATAGTGTTATTTATCTTGCTTCTGTTGACTTAAAATAGAATTATACATTATAATACTCGTAATATCAAGGAATGTCATGAAAAATTTATTTGCCACATTGGTTGCTGTATTTGCTATGTCTTCGGTAGTAGCCGAAGATACGAGCTGGAAAATTACAGAAGTACCGGGCAAAGATAAAGCAATTGTCGGGTATATCTACCATGTTGGTGCAGTAGGTACGCAAGTAGGTGCCAAGACTGAAAAAGTTGTCACAAGTCTACGATTTGTATGTTCAACAAAGATTTCTACTCAGAGAGATAATGATCCGCTTATCGTTCTATACTGGAATACAATGACTGGCGTCAGCACGCAACATGTTCTATCAAGAACTTCAGCAGATCCTCTTGATCGTATATTTCAATGGGAACAGGATGGTCCTCTCTTGATACGATCGGTAAATGAATCTAAAGATATAATTCAGAAGATGAGACTTAGTAAAAATATATCTTTCACATGGTTAGGTAATGATGCTGTGCGCCGTACAACAATATTTGATCTTCGCACCTTTGATTCACATTTAGGCGAATTCAATGCATTATGCAAGACAGAATTATAAATAGGTATATAACCCCCTGGACTATACTATGAAATACTTTTCGAACAATCTACGCTTCGTAGTTGTTCTCTCAGCGATACTTGCCGTCTTTTTAACAAACTGGATAGTTGAGAATGAAACAACAGAGTTAGATCGTGAATCCTTACACTTCGATCATAATGTTGCCAATATAAAGAGTATAGACGCGCAATTTGCTAATAAGAAGCTATATCTTAATGTGCATCTTAATCAAGATACTTCTTGTAAAGAAATTATGAATTCTCTGGCTATACAGCCTTTAATAGTGAAAGGTAAGATCTATACACCGAGCTGCCACCGCATCGATATATCATTGATTAAGATTGTATATGTTGAAGTTGTAGAAGCATGAAGGAATTTGTATTAGTTGAGTTTCTAACCCTTCTGGCAGATAAATTGCTGCTCATGGGAAAACTTGAAGAATTAGGAAATGATTTTGAGCTTATTAAGTCCGATTATGAATGGGACATGGCAGATGATTTAACTCCTGACTACGAATGGGTTCGGATATCTGGGCGTATCAATTCGGCCTGTGCAACCGTAATTAAATTGCAGGATCCTTTTCTTTCGGAACGTATGCGTATCTCGTATATCCCCGAAGACCTAAAGAATAAATACCGCACGTGAAACAGATAAATACTGGATGACCACTATAGCACAAATCCAGGCATTGCCAACAAGTCCATTTGAAGGTAGTGGGCTGGTTGCAATTGTTATTACAAGCGGTGTTCCTAGCTACTTCAAACTCACAGGATCAGAATTGAATAGAATTGTTTCGTTCAATTGGTATCCTAAGAATCCTGCAAGCGTTATGTTTGAAACAAGGAAACTTATTCTTGTTGACAACACATATGGCACATTTATGGTTCGAGTAATGGATAATTTCTTAAACATAAATGATCGAGGCGGCAGAATTAGCTTCCAATTAGATGATGGAACAGTTATATCTGCACCAGTAGTGACATATGGTCCAGTAAGTGTTGGTCCATTATGGCAAGCGCCAGCGTCTGGACTCAACACCGGTTGATTTTATCTTACATTTGTTTTATAATACTAAAATGAAACATCTGATTCTAGCCGTGTGCGCGGCAACTGCACTAATAGGTAATGTCGAGGCAAGAGGTAATAGGACTCGCATTGCTTCTATTCCTGTATTCAGTGCAAAGAGTTATATTGTGGCAAGCGAAGACGGAACTATACTAAAAGAACAGGATAGTGACACAATCCGCCCTATTGCCTCAATCAGTAAGCTTATGATCGCATTACTTGCGTCAGAGCAAGATCTTACAGAATCTTTAGCAATTCCAAAGAAGCGACAGGTGCATAGTAGCATCCCGTACAAGTTAGCATCGCTTACACGATACGAATTGTTGACACTTGCGCTTGTTAGATCAGATAACTTTGCTGCTCAAATCTTATGCATCAATCTACCTAATTGTGTAGAGCGTATGAATGAGAAAGCACAGGAAATCGGTATGACTAGTACACACTATGAGGAACCGACGGGGTTGGATAAGGGTAATGTTAGTACCGCACATGATTTATTGAAGTTGCTTATGGTAGCATCCTTAAGTGGTACTATTAAAGATATATCACATCAACCAAATGCAGAGATAGTAATATATAAGAGGTCAATCAAAGTAAATAATACCAATCCACTAACAAGTAAATTGGATATTATTTTATCTAAGACTGGATTTACTAATCCAGCAGGTGGCTGTCTTGTAATGATAATGAATTCAGCAGTTGGACAGCGTATATATGTCTTGCTCGGAAGTAGGAACGGGCATACTCGAATTCCCGATATGATGAAATTAGTCAATGAAACATGATCATCCATGTGTTTGTTCCTTGGGAAGAAGCAGATTCGCTGAAAGATAAAGAAGGCATCGATTTCAGAATTATTGCACGGCATAGTAGAAATATGCGTGGTGAGTCTCTTCTTATAATAGATACAACAGAAGAAGAATTAGTTTTCCTCAAACTCAAATACGGCAACAACAATGCATGGAAGCGTTAATAACCGATTGTGGTAATTAACAATTTAGAGTAAAATGAACTATGATCAAAATGTTATATACTGTGAGCCCAGCTCTAAAAGAGATAGAGCTTCAGTGGTTGCGTGATCAGAAGGTTTATCCAGCTTGTCAGGATTTGTTTGATTGGAAAGCAGGTATTCCTCTTGTTGGGTTCGGTGTTATAGTTAATCCCGAAACTGCATTGGCTATTAAGCTTCGTCATAAATTAGATATGCAGGCCGAGTATAAGCAACGATGAGAATTATGTCTTTCACCTGCGATGCTTGGGAATCTGATATAAAAAAGAAGTGGCTCACCGATGTAGTTGGTGTAACTATCTTCAGAACAAAAGAAATAGATGAACATATTCCGGGTCTGGGTCTGCAAACAGCTCATGTGGAATTTATATTCTACGTACAGGATAAGGAACACGAAACAATGCTCAAGCTAACATATCCTCCGGGCACCTTTAAGGATCATATGGCATGACCAAATACTTCATTAGAGCAAGGTGGCCGTATGATACTGTAGAACTTGAGCAATATCTAATGGCCAAGAAGGCTAAATATGTTCTTGTATCAAATGAGTTCGGTCGGGCCGAGTTAACTGCCTTATATTCGGTTACAATGGATAGACAAGAGGCCGTGGCGCTAAAGTTATCCATCCCGATTATAGGTATGGTGGAACAGCCAATACAATAAACACATAGGAAATAATATGACAAAATACACAATTACCGTCATCGCTGACGAGGAAGCAAAATTCAAGCGCATCATGGAACGTCTCGAGCCCGAAGAATATACCGTGCTCGAAGAACTTCATCCGATTAAAGAAGATGATGTGCGGACCTGTGATCGCCAAACTATTATAGAGATGGATCCAGAAGCTGCTCTCACATTTCGACTTGGAATGAGATATGTAAAGATTAGACGCGAGCGCACCGAGGAAGAACTTGCTGAAGAGAAACGTCTTGATGATATGAATACTGTTCGTATCACCGTTAAGGTGGATGGTATGAATGCCGATGGCACATTTACAGTTGATGATGCCACAAAGGGGTCGTTATTGGATGCTAATATACTTGCAGAAAAGCTAGAAGGTATCCAATTGAAATGAAGAGTGCATATATAGTAATTATTGATTCAGAAGAAAGAGAGCACTTTAATAATGCGGTAAGAGGGACTAATATCAAGTATACGGTATTAGGTGATGCATATAATGTAATTAAGTATCGGGTTAGCCTTTCTAAGTACGAATTATTGTATCTCCGGCTTGCATGTAAGGTAGGAAAGATAAAGGCAGTGAACTGCAAAACAACCAAGGTAGACGTTGAATGAAAACAACACATCACATCATAAGAGAAATGTTTGTCCCGGAAATTACAGCATTAGATAGATTCATTTCTGAAAACTATATATCTTATGATATGAATTCTACCACAACAAAGGATGGATACTGCATGGTCTATAAGGTAGAACTAACGAGCGAAGATGCATTATATTTGAAACTTACCTTCCCGAACATAGACTTAAAATGTGACGCTCTACAGACTCATTGAACATAATCCAACTGGATGGAGTGATACTACTCTAGCAATCAGTATGGGTGCAACTCACTACGGAACTATTATTGTCAATGATGTTGGTGTGCTTAGAAAATTTGTTATAGATCTTACAGAAGATGAATTAATTATTGCTAAACTAAAGTTCAGTCATCGGGTAAGTTTTGAAGTAATGGATGAAAATGAGATTAGTCTACTAACTCTCCTAAACTATATTAAATAGGTAAATAACTTTATGAAGTTGCGCCTATTTCTCCTATTATTAACGGTGTGTCTTCTTGCTATTTCGGGAGAAGAGAATCAAGTCTTGCGTCAGCCGATTAATTGGAAACCCATAGTAGGTTATAAAAATTCTAAATCAAAGGCATTTGTAGATGTGAACGGATTTGATAAGACCAAGACTGCCAATGGGAATTATGTAAGTGGTGCTCTTCTATTAGTTGCCAATGATCCTCAAACAATAAAGGTTGGAGATAAATCAGTTACAGTAAAAAGTGTGGTGAAACATATCATAATAGATTGCTCTTCTAGATATATGGTCCCTGTAATGGACTTCTACTTTGACATAGAGAAACCAAATAGACTCATTCTACCAGTTGCTGGTTTTGAATATCCAACAGAGATTGAGGGCGCGGAGTTGTTGAGCAAAAGCTCGGCAATCTATCAAGCTTTCTGTCCAGTCTATATCTGAAAATCCTACACAGTTTTCCATCTCAGATTTCTATCTCAGATTCGTAATTTCAGATAGCATTCCTGTCTAGGAATCCTGCACCAAAATCCTGCACCATTTTCCCGCCTATAGATCTATGATGCTATAGACCTACGCATACATTTATGTTATAGTTAGACTATGGAAGAACAAAATTTTGAAGAGTTAGCTAAACGGCATCCCGACCTATTTCAGAAGTCTATAGACTTCGAATTTAGTATCGGTAACGGATGGTACGGCATTATTGATACACTTTGTGGTATGATATCATATCGTGTAGAGAATGCTAAGGCGCGTCTAAAGTATGCAATGGAAAATCCAGAAGCCACATTCAATAAACCTATCGCAGAACTAGAACAAGATGTTATTGATGCCTTGGCAGAACTTCCAGAAATTGTTCAAGTCAAGGAGAAGTTCGGCACGCTGCGTTTTTATGTGCATGGTGGAACAACCGAGATGAGTAACTATATCGACTTTGCTGAAGCTATGACAGCTCACGTATGCGAAAAATGTGGGGCGCCAGGAAAATCACGTAGTGGTAGTTGGGTTAAGGTTCTATGTAATGAACATCACAGAGAAATGTATCCGGAAGATTATCCTGACGAATTTATGACCATAGGTCTTCCGGGATTGGCGGAAGAATGAATAACACAGTCACAGCAAAATCATATTGGACTCTAGTTGAAGAATTGGGTCAAGCAATGGTAGCACTTCCAGATTCGAATCTGGCCGATCTATGCTATACACTCTCAATGGTGTATGGCCGAGACCGAACTTCAATAAAGAATGACATTATTCTTACTGCCGACAGGATTCGAAATGAAATCTGTCTTTAATGGTAAAGACGGAAATGGTTACCAACCAGTGCCTTCCAGAAAACCAAATCTCCCAGTCAATCCGCCACCTAGAAAACCGTAGGATTTCTAAAGAGTTTCAATACATCTAGTTACATTTCTTACAAATTGTTACAACTGGAAGAAACAGATGAATACCGACACCACTCTGTGCCATTGTTGCGATCCGGCAACGGTCGGTCTTGGTGAACGTCGAGTTCCAATCTCCAGTTGACATACATATAGCCATCGCTTACAATAAGACACATAGGAGATATTATGACTCAACCTAATGATGATTACGACGAAGACGACTATGACGAAGATGCGGGATACGATCGAAATGATCCTAAGCACCCAACGTATTCGGAACGCATGGCAGATATGGCAGATTACTTGCGTGAACAAGCACGTGATGAAGCAATGTTTAAGGACTGATATGAAAGATCCTGAATTCTGGTCTAATGTCCGCAATGCTGCTGGCATTGTATGCCTTCTTATTGTTTTGATAGCGGTGATATGGTGAACAAACGAATTGATGAACTATTCGGCCAGGCGCTTGACGCGGCTGTGCCCGAAACCTGGACTACACTGAACCCGGTTCAGTTGATGCGATTGCGCGACAAGTTCGCCGAGTTGATTGTGAAAGAATGTGTGAAAATTGCAAATGATGAAGCAACTGCTCAGATAAGTGCAAAAGGTAAAGTAGCAGCAGATAATATTTGGTTTACTATTAGAAACAGATTCGGAGTTGAATGATGAGCGAACAAATGATTACCATTACCAAGGCAGAATACGACCGACTCTGCGAAGATGCTGATTGGCTTATGTGGCTCGAGGCTGCGGGCGTAGATAATTGGGTCGGGTTTGATGAAGCAAGAAATATGCGAGATGAAGCAAAGGAAGCAGAATGAAAAAAGAAATTAAAGACGAAGCTGAAGTAAATGAATTTGTGGAATCCTTATTAGTGGATCACAAATATATTGTCGATGTTCAAGAGATGAAAGACAATACAGGTTTTCTTGTTCAATGGCAGGAACATAAATCTTATATATCCCACGATGGAAAAGAATACCGCGACGAAATTTGGCTCACTGAAGATGGGCGACTATTCCAGGTCCAGGATTTAACTGAAGCACATTGTCGCAATATTCTGCGTATGATGCTTCGCAACGACCGTGAAGCAAGAACACACTTTGATACTCTCACTGACCATCTTACTGAAACATATCAGGCAGGTGGATTGATGATGGAAGACCCTGAAGTCCAACCTATCCTTCACTAATATGGTTACCTTACCAAAAGAATTTGTCGCAACGAAGTATCCGGGATACTTCTGGAACATTGCGGATGAACAATTGTATTCAGTAAAGGTTACAGGAATGTTAAAGCCATTGGCGAAACAATTTCCAAACCAATTCAATCACTTTGTAGCTGGATATAAGGTATCTGTTCGCGGAAATAAACGAACACTGACTTTGGATTATTTGAAAACTCTCAAACCAAAATCAACTGTATTTCCGATCTATCAACTGGAAGTGATTGACAAATGCCTAATAGGCATTGTATAATTAGGCTCTAAAGACCAATCTTCAGCTAGGTTGCTGATAAAAGATTGTAAATAACATACCACATTTCACAAAAGGAAAATATGAAAAAACTTATCGCACTTGTTATCACAGCTTTCGCAATCTCCGCTATGGCTGCAACTCCTGTCGTCACTCCGGCTGCTACGGTAGCACCTGTTGCTGCTGCACCGGCTGCTAAGGCTGCACCTGCAAAGAAGGCAGTTAAGGCTAAGAAGGCTGTTGCTAAGAAGGCTGTTGCTAAGAAGGCTGTTCCAGCCGTTGCAGCACCTGCCAAAGCCGCTTCTACTGCTAAGTAAGCAGACTGACAAAGATGGAAGGGGCCAGTTGACGGCCCCTTCGTCTTTTGTTATACTATATACACAAAGGAGCTAATTATGAACATGCTGAATGAGATTGCTGTGATTGTATTGCAAAACGTCAATGTGAGTTTTCTCTGTACCACCGTCATTCCTGTAATGACTGGCTTCTTTAATTGATAAACTGCCTGTCGTTCAACGGATTAGGACCGCATCCTTCTAAGGTGCTCATGGGGGTTCGATTCCCTCCAGGCGGACCATTTAACACACAAAGGAAATGATATGTTTCTCCAATTACCGAAAACTGTAAAGTTTGACCCTGCTGATAAGGCGCATCGTGCCAGTGTTCGTGCGTTTATGAAACGTCGGGCATGGGTTGATTCTCCTATTCGTTTTACATATGATCCCGTTTACGGTAGCGTAGTGGAACAGGTTCAGACCAAGTTGCTTGCATGGTATCTTGAGAGGGAAATCACGCCCAGGGTAGTGAAAAAAGTTGCTGTCACGGTAAACTCCAAAGTCAGCCAAATGAAGAAGAAAGCATAATAAGGAAAATAAAATGGAAGAAGAAAACTCAGGAAGAAGCCTTTTGGTAGAATTAAGGGCAATGAATATTACCTTGGCAGAAATTGCGAAGCAAGGTACCGCAACAGACTGGAAACTATGGATCATTATGAATGCCTTATGTGATGGTTTGCTGGTACAAGGTGTAATTGACGAAGATCCTCGCAAGACGAAGAAATAAGATACGCGACGTTAGCTCAGTTGGTTAGAGCAGCGGGCTCTGCAGGTAAATAAGATAAATACATGATGAAATGCTTGTATTGTGGGAAAGACTTTACCCTTAAAAACGGACATACCTTACACCAAAAATCTTGTAAGTTAAATCCTAATCGAGTTGCGGGAAAGAATCAATGGTCTTTAGAAGACTATAAGATTAGGGATGAAACAAGGGAAAAGCTTTCAGAATGCTCTCGTATTAGAGCGTTGATGTGGAACGATGAATCAAAAAAGCTTCATTCTATTCGGATGAAACTTGTAGTTGACCAACATCCAGAATCGTATACGAGTAGCAATAGAGGGAGGACGAAACAGATAATCTATAATGGAATAAAGTTTCAAGGGCAGTGGGAGTTAGATTTCTATAAATGGTGCGAATGTAAGAATATTGATATTGAGAGATCTACAGAATGGTTCGAATATAACTGGAATGGAATAAGAAAATATAATCCAGATTTTTATATACCATCTCTGGACTTGTATGTAGAAGTAAAAGGATATGAGACTGATAGAGATAGAGCAAAATGGTCGCAGTTTCCTAAAAAGTTGCGTATAATAAAACAGAGAGAAATAACAGAGATCAGAAAAGGATGCTTTGTTGGCCTCTAGCATAAAGGTAGTGCCGAGAACTCATAATTCTTAAGGTTCCAGTTCGACTCTGGAGGGGCCAACAAAGTTTCTTTAATATAAGAATGCTCACCACGGCATAAGTGGAGCCAATCCCGAAAGGGCTGTAAACTTCTTATAAAGGTTCCTAATACATGTCGGAACAGACAGTGGAAAAGCATCTCGACCGGATTAGGTTCTGGTTCGGCACTACTTTTCGTGACTGCCAACTTTAAGGTGTCCTTCATGGATTGAAATATCTCCTTGTTGAATACTGGCAATGGAAGCATCTCGGCCATCTGCATGGTGGTTCAGCATCTGCTTCGCGATTGCCATCTTTTTGTGCGCTGGCCGGCAATAAATAAATCCATAAGATCCAGTTTACAGGCAGTGGGCATTTATCTTGCTAAAGAAGCTCTAATCCGCGACTGCCACTTATTCTATATCCTGTTGACTATTATTCCTAATGCTCTTATAATAAGAGCATGAGACGCTTACTCCTATCACTTGCCCTTGTGCCTATTATAGTGCAACAAGGTATTCCTACGATGTGCTATCGTGGGCACACAAAGATAGTAAAGGTAGATCCAAAGCAGGAAAAATGTTTGGCTACTATGATATATGGTGAAGCTCGAGGGGAGGCAGAGAAGGGCATGGTGGCAGTGGCATATACTGCCGTCAATCGTGCTGTAAACAAGACGGTTTGTGGGGTTGTTTTGTCCCCTAAACAATACTCAATCTTTAATAACAACCCTGCGCTCAAGGCTGCTGCAATGAGCTTGCATCTGGAACCTAAGCAAAAAAATATAATAGATAAGGAAAGTTGGAAGAAGGCATTAGCAGTTGCTAAGATTGTGATACGGAAAGAAATTAATGATCCAACCAATGGCGCAACGCATTATCTGGCTCCGACAGTGATGAAATTAAAAAGGTATAAATACCCGCAGTGGTCGAAAGAATACAAACTACTTGCTGTTATTGATAATCATAGATTTTACAAAATCATTGACAAGCAGGCGATAAAGATTTAGTTCACTTTGTCCATCATTTAGGTGATTTTATGTATAAATATGTGTTATGCACGGATTTATATATGAATGGACTAACTCTCTAAATGGCTTAAAATACTTAGGTCGACATCAGGGGACACCCGATGATGGATATGTCGGCAGTGGGACAGTCTTTAAGAACTTCTATAACAGGCATCCTGAAACATTTACACGAGCTATCCTCTGGGAAAGTAGTAACACATCGACAGATGAGATATTACAAAAAGAGGAAGAATTTCTAAGTCTAATACCCGATGACGAACTATATCACGGCGTAAATAGAAAATACTATAATCAGGTTAGAAACTCAGCAGGTTATACATCTGAAGAGAATCCTATGCGAAATCCCGAAGTTGTCGCAAGAATGATGGCAACACGGGAAGAGATAGGAACTTATAAGAATCCATGGGATGCTACTATAGAAAAATACGGATATGATGAAGCATGTAGATTGAAGTCTGAAAGAATGATAGGCAATAAGAATGCTGTTGGAAACAAAGGTTCGACCAACTCTACCGACCATAATGCTAACATAGCGGCCAGCATACAAGAAATGTATGCTAATAAGAAAGCTGCTGGAATAAAGAACTTAGGTGGTCGAAAACGAGCAATGGATTATAACGAAGTGGTTAAATCTGTAAAAGAATATGGATTTAAGGATACCGCAATAAAGTTAGAGATATCGGTTGCGGCGTTAAAGGGAAGGTATTATAATGCAGTTGTAGCATTAAAAAAGTAATGCGATAAGAATTTGCCCCGGTGATGTAAAGGTAGCCATAAGGGATTTAAAATCCCTCGCGTAATTGCGTGCCGGTTCGAGTCCGGCCCGGGGCACCAAACACATAGAAAGAATGTATGAAACAACATTTTGTCACTTTTTGTTCTCCTGGAACTTTTGTATCCGAAACAAGTCAGAGCCCCATCGAAAGCTGGGATGTCAATGAAGCCAAGAAGATGGCTAAAGGCATTAAGGAACGTCATGGTGCTACGCCGTATGGTTTCTATTTCAGTACTCGTGAACGTAAGGAAAATGAGTTGGATAGCAAGGTGGTAAAGACTTCACCTATGCACTATTTGGGTGGGAAGGTTGAGACGCTGGAAGAAGTGAAGGCAAGGAATGACCCGAAGGAAGAAACACTTCGATGGAATATGCAGACTAATGGATACAATCGTATCATTGTCAATACCAATTCCTACAAATCAACCTTTCCGTTGAAGGATGAAGATATTGTTTTGCAGTGGCCATGAAGTTTTCATTCCAGGTAAATGTTCCGCATTCTAGGCATGGAAAATGCGATTGGTTTATGCCAAGTGTTTTGCAGGACTGGTTGATGGATCGTGGATTGCAAGGACACTACTGCGGTGGAAATAGTTGGGGAGATGGATATACAAATGGTGTAACCAATGCTGATTCTGTCTACATGGTAAGGAACGCAGAAGAATCCGATGGTCTTGCTTTTCGTATTATGTTTCCTGAATGCAAGGTTCACGTTTCAAGACAGTATTCACACGCTTAAAAGAATTTGCCCGAGTAGCTCAGTTGGTTAGAGCCTCGGTGGAATAGGTAGAGATTGATCACTCTAGCTGACTTCCATAGTAACCTGAAAACGATCTTATGCCGAAGTTTAATCGGTTAGACAGGGTGCATTAAACGACCTATGTCGTCATTTGGTTGATGGTTAAGTGTCGATGGTTCAAATCCATCCTCGGGCACCTTATATAGATACACAGGAGTAAACTATGAGTAAAGAAGTTGATTGGGGTAGCGTATCAGTCGAAGGCAATATGGAAGATGGATTCTATGCTTCCGAGGGTTGCTGGGATGACGGACTCGATATGACAGAAGAAGAATTAGATGATCTGGATCCTAGCAAGCTGTATGATATCGGGTATGATAACCTGGTAGCAGCAGCCGAAGCTACTTTCGAAGGTGATCGGTAGTATTAAATATGCTTGAAGCATCCTTAAAGAATTATGTTGATACTCCGTACTCAAGAGTTCGGCGCGGACCCGAGTGCTACGAAGAGTCGAGCATAATTACTATAAGAGAAATTGACCGTCTTGTAGCAGCATACCATCTCGGTGGTGGCCCACAAACACTCAGGCTGATGCGTGATGCAATTGATCATTGGCTAAGAAGATATCACGGATATAGGGTGCAAGCAAGCATTGGAGCACACTATAAAGAAGTGGGGGTTGATGCTAAAGTCTGTATCTTTGAGCATGTCATACCTGCCAGTAAAGCACGTGATCTTCTTATTAAAGGGGTATTCGATGCTAAACAGGCAATGAATATACCTACCTGTCTAATCAGTAAATCAAATGATGCTTTACTAAGGAAGAATGGTCTTACATCTTCTACACCCGATTACTGGAATTTTTTTAAGAGATATAGTGTGCTGAATATTAAATTGCAGACGCATGATAATGTTGATATCGATCAAGAGAATTGGAATTTAGAAGATCATTTTGATTATTTTAAGTTCGAATAGATATCAATAATCTAAATTTGAGATAGACGGTAGGATAGAGTCCCAAGTAGTCCCGACTGATCGGATTTTTCAGGCGAAAATGATCGTAGACTCTCTTATTCGAGACAAACCCGAAAGGGTTCTCAAATACTTTTTTAAAGGTGTGAAGGCCGGTGACCCGAAAGGGCGTAAGGGCGTCTGCGAAAGCATCCTATAGTCCGTAAGAACCAAAGCACAGGCAGTGGAAAATATGCGAGAAAAACCGCCTTCTATATTTCGCGACTGCTATTCTTTCTTTAGAAGTTCCTGTAAGGATTTATTCATTTCCTTAATCTCTATGAATTGATCGATAAGCATTTTATGATCCTGAATTGCTCGTCTTTCTGATTTCTTACTCTGAACATCCTGGCCGACCATAATAACAGAGAGTAGGACAAGCTGTAGGAATGTTTGAGCTATCCACGATATAATGGCTCCAATACCTAATTGTAGTGCAACTGGTAGACTGATAAGTGCTAAGGCAGCGAAAGCATAAGCACACCACATGGTGCTGACAGCATTGGTTAGAATGACAGCAACCTTATTGTTGAATGTAGATATTTTCATAATGTCTTATTTATTTCCATTTGACTATCTTTAATACTCTGTTATAATATAGTATGACACAAAGATATCTCCGTTCCGAAGTAATACCGATTACAGAAATCATACCCGATGTAAAAGCACATTGGAACGAAAAGCGTGCTCGTATCCAGCTACCGTCCGGTATATGGGTAGGTGTATCTTCTCTGCGAATGAAAACATTTGCTCGCGCAGTATCTAAAGGAATGAAATGTGTATGCTGCGAACTGGAAGGAAAGTTCTTCGCAGTGGAGCAATCTCCTGGACAAGATTCCTGGCACCTCAATCTATATGGTGTGCGCGATGGTGAAGAGGTATTGTTTACACATGACCATATCAAAGCAAGGGCGTTGGGTGGTGCAGATAATCTGTCCAACTCTCAACTTATGTGCTCTCCCTGCAATGGTAAGAAGAGTAAGGGCGAAGGTAAAGAAGTCGCAAGGCTTAGAAAACTTAAAGAGAAACAAGATGCAGAAACTAATGACACTGTTTGATTTTGAGGTTACCGAAGATATCGATGGTTATCTACATATCGAGGTAACTCGGTTAGCGGATGGAGCAAAGAAGAAATTCTTTCAAGCACACGGCACAGTTGATAGCATGGTCTATTTTATGAACTCTATCACAGATGACCTTGCTGAAGGATATTTCCCAAAACCAAGGAAGGTAAAATGAAAATTCATAGCAATTTTGTAGAAAAGATTGCATACCTTGACACTGACGAAGGCTGTTTCAAAGTATATGCAAATGGTGCTATACATCGTTGGGTGGACGACGAGACAACTCATCAAAGTGATTGGGTTGACATGGACAGACATGCAGCAGAAGATATTTGTGAAATACAGTGTATTGATGAGATACGGCGTATTGGATTAACAATGCTGTTATAATCCTGTTGACTCTTTATAGCGAATCAACTATAATATACACATGGCAACAAAAGTAATCGACCCATCCGGCCGCAGGGCAAAGCGTTTAGCTGAAGAAGCTGAGACTCGTAGACTATACGATCTAAATAGCGTCGCACTGATCGCGATGTATAAAGCAACCATCCCAAAACGGTTGATGGATACTCAGGCAATGGCATGCCACCTTGGTGTATCTACGCATGTATCTTTGACTGAGACAGGACCTTCTGTTAGATTCGAGTGTGAAGATCATACCAATAAAATCTATATTGATGATATTATTACATACAATACAGAAGAATGGGAACTCGAATCACTTGAACGAAACCTAAAAGATCTTAAGAAAGCACATGACGAATACAATGATCGCCGCATTGTTGCAAATATGGTATGGGATAAACTGACACCTGACCAAAAACACGCAATCAAAGAACACATCGCATATCTAAAGGTTTAATATGACACACCAACTACTTACAGAAATCGCATCCGACAATGGCAAACTCTTCAAACAGGGTGTTATTCGCAGAGAAGCTCAAGCCGGCAACGATGAATTTTTCGCTGGATTAAGGTACGCCTTAGACAATATTGATACCTTTGGTGTGAAGAAGGTCCCGGTTCGTACTGGGCCGGATGGTGCTGGTTTACCATTTGTTATGTTTAAGACACTTGCCTTTGCGTTGATCAATCGTGTGGTAACAGGTCATGCGGCGTTGGACGCAATCAATATGTCTATGTTGCGATCAACTAATGAACAATGGAATGGCTGGTATCGAAAATTATTGATAAAAGACTTGGGCAGCGGCTTCTCAGAATCTACCGTAAATAAAGCGGTAAAAGGTGTCAACAAGGATTATGAAATTCCTGTCACTCCTTATATGCGGTGTAGCCTTCCTGAATCTTCCAACATGGAAGAATGGGATTATTCCGAAGGCGTGTATTCACAGATCAAAGCAGATGGAATGTTTGCTTATGTAAATGTAAGCAAGGATGGATTTGTTCAAATTACTTCTCGTGGCGGCACAGTGATGCCACAGGATGTGCTTGGCATTGAAGCTGCTGCTGCGAAAACATTTACACACGGAACGAGCACACATGGTGAACTTACTGTATATCGCAATGGTGTGATGTTGGAACGCCAAATTGGAAATGGGATTTTGAATTCTGTTTCCAAAGGTGGGTCGTTCGGTGAAGGTGAGATTGTTGTTTTTGATTGTTGGGATCAGATTCCTTTAGAAGCATTTGTTTCTAAGGGCAAATATAATGTTTCTTATCACGAACGTTTCACATCGCTTGAAAAACAGGTAATGAAACCTATCTTGCAAGGAACTGATGTTATTCAGATCCAGCTGATTGAAACAAAGATTGTTTATTCGCCCGATGAAGCACTTGCACATTATCGTGATGCTCGCAGGCGTAAGCTGGAAGGCACCGTATGTAAGAGTCGCCACGCTATCTGGAAGGATGGCACAAGCAAGGATCAAGTCAAGCAGAAGGAAGTTGTTGATGTTGACCTTGAAATCACGGGGTTTACACCGGGTAAAAACAAGTTTGCACACTTGTTTGGCTCACTTATTTGCCAGAGTAGCTGCGGGCTGCTTCTGGTCAATGCTTCGGGTATTCCAGATGACTTGCGAAACGAAATACATAACAATCGCGCCGAATACATGAACAAGATTGCTGTCATTCGTTCTAATGGTATTATGTATTCCACTAAGGCCGGTAAGAAGCACTCGCTGTTCCTGCCACGATTGATTGAGGTGCGGGACGACAAAACGGTTGCCGATAGTTTCGCAGAGATTGAAGCTCAGTTCGCTGCCGCTATCAAGCCGGAAAAAGTGGAGATTGAAGAATGATATCTTCCGAAGTATTTCCAACAACCCGGCAAGCGGTGGAATGGGTAATAAAGAATTATCCTAATATCGATACGACACTTATCACATATAGAATGATGCAAGGTGTTGGAACACGAGTAATTATCAAGGAAGCAAATGATGAATGAACTCAATCTTGCTGCACAGGCATGGTATGATATCAACTGGCTGAATCGTCATTACCATAATTGGGGCCACGCTCTCAATGTTGTAAAAGGAGTTCAGGTCATTGATGAAAACGCATCACCCGAACTGATTTTGGCAGCATACTGGCACGATGCGGTATATGTGCCGGGTGCTGGATCCGATGCTAACGAACGATGCTCTGCTGCCGCGTTAGGACAGGAAGGAATGAGATACGATGATCCCGAAACTGCTCGCACCATCGAGAAGGCTAAGCGACTCATCATACAAACTTCAGTTGAAAATCATCTGACGGGAGGCCGCATCTCTGGTGATTTGGGAACCTTGCTGGATGCTGATCTTTCTACGTTGTGTTATCCATACGAAGACTTTATTGAGATTCAGAAAAATATTATCGAAGAAAATGGCGGCACCTATCCAAGAGATGGGCATTTAAGTGCTGCCTTCCTGAAGAACTTTCTGGAATGCCGTGAGTTTATCTACCATACCGACTTTGCTCGGGAAAGGTGGGAGAATCAAGCAAGGGCAAATATTGAACGGTATCTTAAGGAACAACCGTTGACAGAGTAAGTAAGAGGTCTTATACTACATACATGAGATAGGGGATTTATAGAAGCACACGACAAGGACACATACGCCCTGCAAGGCGGCGCTGTTCAAGTTCGGTTGCAGCCGAAGAGCACATTTATCTGTGTCTTTAGGTGTGTTTCTATAAGTTCCTGTATGAGACAGTGGGCCTGCATCCTACGTCTTAAACGGCTGCGCTGGTATTCTTTTAATATATCAGTTTGGGGTTTCGAGTCCCCTTAGGAATTTTTGATACACTCTTGAAATGGGGATGCATTGAATGAGTTTTGTCATCGGGTCCTGCAAGCATGCCTTAGTGACCATTCGGTGTTCGGTTCAAGACCGGAGCAAGAGTAACTAAATATAAGTCTATACCGAAAGGTGTATATCTGTGTCCCACCCAAGAAGCACAGACCAAATATGCGGGCATGTTAGTGGAAGGCTAACAACACACAACTGATGAGTCGGCAACGACGAAACTTTTGAAACTTGAAGGATTGTTCGGGACGCCAGTGTGAATGGTAGATCCTCGTTTCAAAGGTATTGTGTTGAAACAATGGTACCGGTATTTAACATAACCTACTCTGAATATCCTATTACCAGTGAAGGGATATTTGATGGTATATTATATAAAGGGCTGAAGGCAACTATGTGGGCTATCCACCTACAAAGGAGATATATCCAAAGATGCTAAACGATAACTTAATAGAAAAGGGGTAAAACCCCGGCCACTTATTATTAGCCCAATGGGGAGATAATAATGTCAAATAATATAGAATGAAAATTAGATGGAGAAGGCCAGCGATGGAGGAAGATGCGTAAGCACCGACCGTTGAAGTTAAGCTGCCAAGAGATTGCCCAGGAAACTGGGCTTTCTTTTGACTATAAATTCTACCTTATGCTATAATACGATATGAAACAAATCACCTGTTGGTATCGACTTGATGAGAGGGGTAGCCTCGAGTTCAATCATATCGAAGATGGCCGTTTGCCGAGAACAGCTACCCAACCTACACCCAAAACCGAAGAGCACAAAAAGACGTGGGCCTCTGGTGTGTGGGTGCCGTTCAACGCTTTTCTGACAGATGATTATAAGGTTGTATAGGTTGAGATTTTTCTAATCGTTTTATTTCTTCGCGAAGTTGCGCTGCCTTACACATCCGATCTCGGGTTTCTTCCGTTATAGGAGGACGGGCACGACGAGAGATACTCATCTTAGCCTTTGTTTCTTCCGATCTTTTACTGCCTACATGAGATGCCACCATTCTAGCTTTGGTCTCTTCAGAGAATATCTGTGCCTTACTAGACTCACTTAGTTTTCGTCTTGTTTCTTCTGTTGCTGGTGGCCGAAGTAATGCTGCCTTACTTATCTTATCTTTTGTTTTCTGGGCCATAGGTGGTCTTGCTAGTGCCGAAACTCTACGACGTTCTCGTGTTTCTTCAGTATCAACTTTATTAGTGGACCCATCTCCTCCATCAGTCATATTTCGGAGAATGCCTGTTCCTAAATCTTTCCGTCCATACCATTTAATCATACGGCGTTCGATAGCAAGAGCACCAATCTGTGTCATATTTGTTTCAAGAAATATTATTCTCGATTTATCTTTTGGCTTTGATATTGTATGTTTATCATAGGCACGATATTCGGCGCCTTTACCTATATAATAAGGTGAACCATCCTTCCTTAGATAGGCATACACATAAAATCTAGTGGAAGACTTAGAAGTTTTATAAATAGACATGCTGATTGCTCCTATAAAGCGTTAGAGTAGTTGGATGCTGATACATCGCGAACTACACTTATTTATCGGTTGATTTTTGATTTGTATTGTTTTATAATACAGACTCTTAAATAACTTTAACCTAATTAAGGAAACTATATGTCTAATCTTATCAAACTGATTCTTTTCGTAGGCCTTGTCTGCTTCGTCCTCCTTGCTGGACCATGGTGTTTCATATGGGGAATAAACCAGCTTATTACAGCGTCGATGGCGAAGGCTGCGGTTGGTGCTTTCATCCCTCACATTGAATTTGAATTTATGACGTGGCTTGCTGCGGCCATCTGTGGTGGTCTGGCAATCCTCCCATCCGTTCGCCGTAGCTAATGAGCATCACAAACTTCAGCATTCGGTGTCCACCTAACTATCCGAATGGCGATAAAGTCGCTGTTATCAAAGCGATTCGGATGCTTACTGGTGTGGGGCTGAAGGAGGCTAAGGATATTTCCGAAGCTTCTGGAGATCAAGGTTTTGTTATCGCTACTGGAAACTTCTATTCCTATAGTAATACTGACCAGGAGATTGAGAATCAGTTTCGCATCCTCCGTAATGCCGGTGTCGAAGTTGGTGGATCTGCTTATGCTATTCTCCAATCCTTGCGGGATCTGGGTGCCGAGGCGTTGAAGCAGGGTGAGGATGAACTTGCCAACGAAATCCTGCAGCTGGTACTGGCAGAGAAGCTGCGTCGTAAGCCGTGAAGCGTAACCCAACTACTCAACGCCTTATGGGTAAAATAAGGGGCAGTCGGAAACTTCGTTTCCTTGTTGTCCAGGTGGTTGGTCGAAATGCTCTCGGCGGTGCCCGAAGAGTCCGAAAGTTAGCGAAGTCATTCTATCGGAAATTGGTCGACCAGAAGTGACTTCTGCGTTATAATAAACGCATACAACAAAATACTTCTGAATAGGAAATCACAATGGCTTACGTTGGCGAACTTAAACAAATTCCCGATGTCCAACATTGGGCAATCATCACCACCAGTTCAATTTACATTGAGGGTGATGAGCGGAGCCGCACAAATCCGGGTCACGGTTATCCGGCGCATTCCGAGACAACTATCCAATATCAGGCCTTCACTAATGAAGAGGAATGGAAGAAGGAAGTCGTACGGATGTCGACTCCTACTACCTGGTCATCCCCTAAATCTTTCAGGGCTATGAAGGTCTTTCCTGCTGCAATTGAAACAAATATCAGCGTCAGGGTGTAAATTCTGTTGACATAGAGTTCATCCTACTACATAATACATACATCGCAACAAGGAGTTACAAATGAGCCGCACTAAAGCAATCAATGATTACTGTAAGGGTTGTATCTACGACCAAAAGGCACCTGGCAC